CACACAGGCTTCACGGACATCGTCGGGTACAGCAGGCCAGCCCCAAGTGCCCTGCACCTGCACGCTTGGTATGGCTGGCTGAGAGAACAGAGGAAAGGTGTTCCCACCGATCGCCGTGATTGTCCGGTACGGGCGACCTTCAAGAGCAACATCGAAAGGTTCCAACTGATACTGGCCAGCAGTCCAGACGGTTTCGTAAGTGCCATCGCCGGTGGTGTCCGTAGACAGAGTCAAAGTGGAAGATGCCAAGTCAGGAATTGCGCACTTGTACGAGTGGATAGGAAAGAACTTCACAGTCGCGGAACGCTGGTAAAAGAACCGCCCACAGTAACCATCAACACGACGAGACGCGGCTTCGATGGAGTTTTCCAGCAGAGTGTCATCCACCGAGTCGGTAATACGAAGTGCAGCCTTCACCTCCGCAAGAGTGGCGTAGCCGTTCGTGATTGCCATGAGTCAGACCTTACGCTTGCGCGCTGCAGGCTTTACGACTGCGCGTTCAGATTCAACTTCAACGGTCGCCACTTCAAGCGGCTCGACTGCGCGTTCAGCCTTTGCTGGTTTAGAAACAGCAATGCCATACACGGCCAACTGCTGATCCACTTGAGCAACACGGTCTGCACGACCACGCTGCACATAGCCTTCGCGTTCGGTAAGCAGAGCCTGCACGATTGATTCGTTCATAAGAACCTCCTCAGAAAGAGAAATGGATGAGGCCACGCGAACGCGACCTCACCCATTATCCCACAATTAGTAATGATTAGAAGGTAGGTGTTACCAAGCCTGTGCCACCGATCTTCGCCCATGCATTTGCATAGCGGTTAGCGGTGTATGCGGCGTAGCCGTAAACGACTGCGAGCACATCAAGTTCGGCTGCCTTCGGCTGGTCGAAGCGAAGGTACATCGGTTCGCCGCTGCCCTGCTCCCACAAGTGAAGTTCCTGCAAGTTGCCGATGAAGATTGTGTCCTCATTGGTTCCTGAACCTTGCGCGGTTGAAACATTCGCATCGGTGATGATTGGAAGTCCCATGATTTCGTAACCGCTGTTTCCGTAAACAGGTGCACCGTTGCCTGCGCCTACACCGTTCTGAGAACGCTGAGCAGGAACAACCAATGGTCGGTTCGTTGTGTCAAGTGCTGCAAGGAAGAATGCCAAGCGGCGTGGGTGCATGATGACTGCGTTAGGGCCAGCGAAGAAAGTGGTCTGAACTTTCTGAATTGCATCAGCCAACTTCGGGTACAACTCAGCAACGGTTGGTGATGCATCGGTGTAGGTCACTGACTGACCTGCAGACGACAGCAACTCCGCTACGAGATTTGCATCCAACTTCGTGTGGTATGCGTTCACAAGGTCGCCCATGACGATCATGTCAACGCCTGAACCGCGCTCAAGTGCCTGACGGGAAACAGTCTGCTGGCCAGCGATGGTGACAACGCTGATGTCCAACTTGGTGTCATCCATGTTGGTCTCGGAAACAGATGCGCCTTCGGACTGCGTGTCAACGCTGGATCCAGTTGTCACCTTCGAGATTGAAAGTGTCAAGCCTGCATCTGGAAGTTGATGCTTGCGAGCAGAGTCAGCAACAGGGCGACCGGCGCGTGCGAATGGTGCAGCAAGGTCGATGAGGAACTGAGGAACAACAAGACCGGCAAAGTTTGCGCTGGTTACATCGCGACGCTCCACGCGCTCTTCGGTCATGTGGCGAGCAAGACGCTCCGATGCAGATGCATCACCACGAAACTGTGCGTTGAAGGCATCAACCATAAACGAGTTTGAAGATGCAGCAGCGTATGTGCGTGCTTCAGACTTCACGGTTGTGATTGCTGGTGCGATGTTGTTCACAGAACGAAGTTCTGCAGCCTCGGCTGAGCGTGCTTCAAGTTCCTTGTGGCGCGCGATTTGTGCGTCAAGGTTGCGAACTTCGCTGAGAGCAGCGTCGATCTTTGTTTCATCTTCGACGGTGAGATCGCGTTCTTCGGTCTTTGCTGCTGCAACAAGTGCATCGGCTTCGGCCAGCAGTGCGCTGCGCTTTTCGACAAGTGATTCTGAATGTGCCATTGGTGTCTCCTTTAGAGATTTATTGATGGTTCAGACAGTGGTCGTCTGAGTGCAACAATGGCGGCTCAACTCCGGCTGGCTATTTGGTTTGTGCGATCCGTAGTTCACTTGCAAGCAGGCGAGCACGAGATGCAGACGGAATGCTATCCACCTCCGACTTAGCGCGCAACTCCGCGACTGTTTCTTCATAAGCAGGGAAGGTCACGATTGAAACATCAAACAACTGCACCTCGCGCAATTCGCGAACGGAACGATCGTTATTCCATGCATCCTTTACGGTGCGAAACGCGAACGACATCTGCGACAAGTCGCCGCGACGCATTGCAGAGATGATGCGAGCCGCATCGGGATTCATTGGATCCAAGTCGGCTTCAACACGAAGTCCGCGTTCATCTTCAATGAGAGCAAGAGTGCCGGACTTAGTGCGTGCGAGTGGCACGCCTTCATGGTCGATGAGCAGACGAACATCCGCGCCATCGTTCAAAGTCTTAGTGAACGCGCCACGACGAACGAACTCCGTGAACGGCATCGGTTCGCTTGGCGAGTCAAAGATTGCTGCATAGCCAACCACCTTGGTGCCATCAGCAGCAGCGCGAACTTCAAGCGTTGAATACGCGACAGAACGACGCTCATCCATTTGCTGCGTTACCCATTCAACAGTGTCCATGTTCACCTCACCATATCCATTTTCTAATCCTATGCTGCGCGCATCCAACTGCGCCACGATGCGTTCAGCGTATTTCTGAGCACGACGAGCAGACTGCACCGTTGAGCCACCACCCCATAACAACATCGCCACGACACCGGCTGTCGTTTCTCCATCTTCGGCGGCTTCAAGGTCAACAATGTGCCGCGCGATCCACGGTGCGATCTTTCGCCACTTCGATTCTGAGATTTGGCCTGCTGCCATTTTGCCTGCATCGGCAACGGTCTGCGGTTTGAGTCCATCGCCAGACAGCCCTTCTTCATGCAGAGCAATTCCACGCTTAGCACTTGAGCGCATGAACGAGGGTGCAGCAAGGTCGACGGCGGCGCGCACTTCAACGGAACTACGAACAGAGACAGCAGCGGTGGAAGTTGAACAAGAGCGTGCCATCAGGTCATCGGCCATGACCGGCTCGACTTCTTCAACCGGATCCGCATTGAGCAGGTCGGTGCGGATTACCCACAACTTACAGATTGCATCAGGCGAGATGTCTCCTTCGACAACTTCGCATAACCGGCCGCCTTCAAACAGGGAACAGTTGCTGCAGATCATGCCCTGCTCCGCGAACGGAGACTCCGCGACATAGTGCGAGTCAACCTGCGACCATTGGCCGTACTCCTCCGCTATGGATTCGTACGCTTCGTAGAGAGCAGCATCGCGTGGAGACAGCAAGTGTTCCTGCATTGTTTCGAGAACATCGCTGGCATCAACAGAGATGACCGGCTCGACTTCTTCATCGTTCAAGTACATGCCGCGAGCGTTGACTTCACCGATTGGATCCATGTCTTCGGAAAGAGAGACGACGACCATCTGGTCAATTGCATCCTGCTTGGAAACATGACATCCAATGGTCGTGAAACTTCCGTCGGCTTCCTGCTTCACGGTTGCCCAAGTAGAGCAGTCTGGTTGTGTTTGTGAAATTCCAAATGGCATAGGTCAGTCCGGATTGATTGTGATGATTCGAATTGTCTCCGTTTGTCCAGCAGAACAGATCGCCCACAGTCCATCGCCTGCAGGAAGTCCACCTTCAAGCGGCGCGCTGTGCTTTACGAGTGGGAAACCTTCTGCGGCAGTGACATCAGCACCGCCGATGTAGACCGTGTTGTTTCCTTCGATTTGCATGAACACCGGTCGGTTGAGATTGTCAACGGGGACTACCTGAGTAACAGCATCAGTCACTACGACTTTGTAAGCCTTCATTCTGCCACCAATGCATCCGTACCGAGCGTCGGTAATTCTCCACCTTCAACGCCAGCAACTGGTGCTCCAGCAATACCGAGAACGAACTGGTCGCCACCTTCGTACGGTTCGCGGTTTTCCAGATTGCGTGCTTCGTTTGGAGTGAGTGTGCCAGACATGATTTGTGCTTGCTGCGCGCGAACACGGGTCGACAAGTCTGCGCGCATGAATTCATCCGCGTTGAACTTCACTCGCATGTTGACCGGCAGCATTGCAGACAAGACATCTTCAAGACGACGCATCCAAGGCAGCAGGGTGTAACGAACGAAAGAGATACCTGCGGATTCGACATTCTGGTATGTCTCATTCTGGCCGCCAACGCCGCCAATGAGGTGCAGCGGAATTCGATACGCGCGTGCAATGTCGCGCACGATTGCTTCGCGGTGTTCAAGCATTTGAGAGTCGGCAGCAGAGGTGACAACTGGTCGCCACTTCAGACCACCGCTGAGGACAGCAGGCCTGCGACGGCGATAGAGAGAGTCCTCCCATGTCTCGCGTGTTTGGCGTGCTTGTTCCGGCGTGAGAGTACCGTCGGTTTCGAGAACGCTGGATGGAGTAGCACCATCACCGTAGAACTGCGCAAGAAACTTATCCATCGCAAGTCCAACGCCGATTGTGTTCCGCAAGATTTCTAAAGGCGATGCACCCCTTACGCGATTAGGCAACATGATCCAATGCACGCCGCGAATGACATCGCTGTTATACATCGACTTGCCGATTGCGTATTCAAAGCCGGTGTCGGCTTTGCTTAAGTCGCGAACGGAGTGAGGGTGGAAGTTCAGCAATTCAACAGGCAGCCCATCGGATCCTTTGGGCGCGTAGATGTAGTCCGAGCCATGCAGCGCGAGAGTAAGTACGGCTTCATGAACGAACTCAAACATGGTCTGCTTGTCGTTTGGTTGTTGAAAGACGCTGGGTGTTGGCATGCGTTCGAGACGGCCGCCTACGCGTTCGCGGATTAGTTCGAGAGGCATGCAGGCGATCGCATCAGCGATGAGCATGCTGGAAGAAAGGACTGCGGTGTTAGCAAGAGCCGTCATCTCGGTGACGACTTCACCTGAGTAGTTAGCAAACTGCGGTCGCGCGGTTATTCCATACGGGTCGATGTTTTCAGGGAGAGCACGACGCTCCGCGTTCTTTCTAACAATGCTCATGCGCCGAATTCACCACCAACGATCAACAGGATGCCACCAACGATAAAGGCGGCAGGCACAGAGACTAGTGCAACTCCAGTCGTTAGAGCGATTGCCCCGACAACTTCAATGACAACTGCTACCCAACTTCTCATGACCAAATATCCAATACGCTTGGTGCGACCACTTCACGCGGCTTGGAAGTAGCGCGATCTAACGCCATCACCATAGCAATGCACGCGTCGATCTTTCGTTTGGATTTGCCCTTCGACAGTCGCCAGCCAGAGTCGCTCATGCGTTGCGCGGCAGACAAGACATGATCCGTGAAGGTCGGAGAACCATCATGAGCAACACGGCCAGCCACAATTAGTTCGTAAGCATTGCCGCACGCCGGAACCATACGCGCACCTGACTGTGGGAACTCGACCATAGGCAGCCCATCATCAGAAAGGGCTTCAGCAGAGCGAAGGAAGTAAGCAGGGTCAAACACGAACTCACGAACAGTGAACTGCAAGTGCAAGTCGCGTAAATAGGCTTCAACGCCAGCGACATCAACTCCGTCATCTGCAGGCCGCCAGATTTTAGAGCGCAAGACAAGACGGTCGCCTTGGGGCTGACAAGTGACAACAGCGATGCTGTCGTGCTTCATGGCCATGTCAATGCCTACCCAAATTGGTAAGTCCGGATCCAAGTCCAGAGTGCTTGCGCATTGATCCCACGCGCCTGCAGGCAGCCATGACTCCGCGCTGGTGCGCGCCCATTGATTCAGTCGCCACCTTCTAAAACTGTTCTCCGCTGACTGACGCGATGCCACCTCCATGTCATGCAAGTCCATTAGGCCAGCAGGGATGTTCGGGTTTGAGATTTTCCATGCCTTACGGTCGTGGATGTCACAGTCTGCTGGTGATTCCCACCACCACATACCGAAAGTGTCATCGACTTCTTCACCACCGGCGATTCGTTTTCCACGCTGGTAAAGACGGCCAGCAGTGGTCTCCAAGTCATAGCCAGCAGTGGTGATGGCAACCACCAACGGCTCGACTCGCGCACCGGAACCAAGGGTCAACTGATCCCACAAGTCATCGGTCTTTTGAGTCCACAATTCGTCAAAGAGAACTAGCGAAGGGTTCAGTCCTGCTTGGCCTTTGACATCGCTCGACAGCACGCGAAAGATGGATCCGAAACGCGGCATCTCCAGAGCATCGCGGTACACCTTGCATTCCTGCATGAGCATGGGCGACATCAGAACCTGCTGCTTCGCTTCGTTGAAGATGATGCGCGCCTGCTGACGGTCGGCAGCAACGGCATAGACCTCCGCGCCTGCTTCACCGGCAACCATTCCGTAGATACCAAGAGTCGATCCAATAAGAGACTTGCCCTGCTTACGCGGCAGACCAATGAGAGCACGACGGTAACGAAGGCGGCCTGCTTTCCCTTCGGGTGTTTCACGACGCTCCAACAGAGCACCTAACAGCCAACGCTGCCAAGGAAGAAAGTCCAACGGCTCACCTGCACGAACGCCCTTCGTAACTACGAAGTGTTCACGCGCAAACTCGACTGCATCAATGCCATCGGTCGACTTCCAGATGCGCGGAGTGAAGAACGCTGGTGCCCAAGCCTTATTCGGAGACAGCCGATCGACGCGCGGCGATTTTCCTGTGTAGTTCGGTGAACTCATGATTCTTTACTTCTCCCACTCCAAGCGATGCGCGGTCGGTTGGCGAGAACCCCAACTGGCCTAACAGCGATGCGATTTGTCGATCCAATTCACGAAGGCCACGACGCGAACGCCAGTCATCTGCAGACCGGAATACTTGCGCACGAAGGCGCACGCGTTCATCAGTCATCTCACAGACCATCAGTGCCAATTCACCATCGATGGATGCCTTCAACCAAGACGCGCCTGAAGTCCAGATTCGAGTCCACAAGGCAGAGCCGGAGTCACCAAGCGGTCGCCAAGGTTCGATGACCGGAGAGCCGACAGGCAAGGCGATGACTTCGGCCTTAGTTAATTTGCGCTTGCCGAGATTGCCGAGGCGTTCTTTCTGTTCGGTCGGCTTTGGCCGACGGCCTGACCCACTACCGCCCATTGGAAATACCTACCCATTTTGAGAACAGCGGCTCGACTTCGATACCGCCTAGAAAAAACAAGATAATACGCGGCGGCGTGCGTTGTCC